CATTTAGTGTTAGTCCTAAACTAAGTGCAAGCGGGGAAATTTGGAAAGAAGCGGTAAAACCAGATGTTGTACAGCGTTATCAAAATATTGGACATGTGTACTTAAAATTTGTTGTTGAATCTATTGAGCATATCAACGAAGTTGATATTGCTGTAAAAGAATATAGAAATGCTGGCTTTCATGGTGATGTATATCTAATGCCAGTTGGTGGGACTGATGCTGCATATTTTTCAAATAACAAGCATATCGCAGACGAAGCCCTTATAAAAGGCTATCGCTATAGCCCAAGACTACATGTAGATATTTGGAAAAACGGATGGGGGAAGTGATAGAAGATCAATTAACAAAATCACACGATGCTTTGCTGAAAGTAGCAAATCGTTTGCTATCAGAAGCTGTACCAGCGGAAGTAATAGCAGGAGTCTTAGTTGCATTAGGTATGGGGCTTTATAGGACTATATTTGATGATGATGAGTTTGAAGCAATGATGGAAGAAATTTACAAACGTAGAAAAGAAGTCTATGTAACAGAAAACTAAAAAAAGGTAACACTACAATGATAGCAGAACAACCAGCAGTTGGTATTATGAAATCTATGGAATTTAAAGATGGCTCAACTGGGTTTTCAATTGAATGCGATTGTCATGATCCAGACCATATGGTTTCTATGTGGATTAATGTTGATCTAGACAACACTGTTGACATACATGATGACATTACAATTGAATTTCATGTAAATACAACGACGCCATTTTGGAACGAAGGTTTTAGTCGTGTCAAGGCAGCTTGGGATATACTTGTACATGGATATCGCGAAGATTCGCACACACTAATTCTTAGGCCACAAGCAGCGTTAAATTTGTCTGATGCAATAGCAACTACAGTAGAAAAACTAACAAAGAAAAATGACTAACAAGGTAAAACTGATAGGGTCAACTATAGATTAGAGCTTACAGTCCCCTACCAAGTTGCACCTTGCCTACCAACAAAGGAGACAAGGAAATGCAAATTACAGGTCGACTAGACGAAATTATGGACAACGAAGATTGGGCTTTGATTTTTGACAATTATGGTAGAATCAAAGGAATTTTTATACCTAAAGGTTACGAAGATACTGATGCTCCAGAATCAATGGTGTCTTTGTTAAAAAGAGCAGGAATTAGTATTGGCGAAGGCAGTGATACTGTAGTACACTAACTATAGAGTGCAGGATAAGAAGTCCTGCACTCTTTTTCTAAAGAGTAGAAAAGATGCAAGAAGATAATTGGGAACATGCAAACAACACAAATCCTTGTCAAGGCATCTGTGTTGAAGATGGAGGGCATTGCATTGGATGCTTGCGCTCGATTGAAGAAAGATCTAATTGGTATGATTTTACTAACGAAGAACGAGAACAAATTTTAGTTAAGCTGGCTGAAAGAGAAAAAAACGGATTATGAAAAATTGGTTTAAAAATGTTTTTAAAAAGAAAACAAATGCAAAAGAAATGCAGGACAGTCCTGAACCTTGGGTTAATGTAGTTTCCTGTAATTTAGATAAAAATAATCCTAAACAGGGATTTTTTGAATTAGAATGGAATCCGGCATTTGTCAAGCATTTAATTGCAAACGGGTTTTATGGTCCAACACCCGAGGCAGTAGTTGATCAATGGTTTACTGAGCTATGCAGCAATGTATCAACTGATGGTCAAAATGCCCAAAGTTTTATTGCCGACGCTGGTAGATTAGCAACTACAAATAAAACTAAGTCTCAGGTATAATAAAATGGTCAATGGACTTGTTGCTGGAGTCTTTTTAAAAGACAAACAAGACTATATGATCAACGGACTATCAGGTTCCGAAGTGAACAATATTGTATGGAAAACTTTAGATATTAAGCCTGAGTTTGAAGGGTATCAAATTTACAAACTACCACAAGCAGCCATAGATTTAGTACACGGTGGTGTAGTTGGCGATCGTCATTTTGTAGTAGAACCAAATAGCAAGTCAGCAGAAGTAGTATTATTATCAAAAGAGTTTTTAGAAGAAATTAATTTTAAGTTTAAAGCTTCTTTGCAGCCAGGTAGCCTAGGAGAAAACATATTAACTTCAGGTATTAATATTGATTCCTTTAGAGAGGGCACAATTTTGCATATAGGAAACGATGTTAAACTTTTAATTAATGACCAGCGTAGTTTTTGCTTTAAGCTTTTGCTTCCCATTAGGAAATCAATGACTGTTAACTTAGGAAGGCTTGACTTAAACAAAAGAGGTTTACAAGCAAAAGTAATACAAGGAGGCACTATTAAGCCCGGAGATAAAATAACTGCAACTTTACCAGCTAATGCAAAACCATGGCGTCAGTTAAACCCAATTTATCCACTAACTAAAGAAAAATTAATCTATCCAAAAAATGTAAGAGACTTAAATGCTTAACGGATATAAACTTAGAGATCAATTAATAGTTGGAACAGGATGGCATTTAGTAGAAAATGCTATTCCTCAAAATCTAATAGATCAGTTTAATACTAGATTATCTGAATTAGTTCCTTGTAGAGGATTTACTACAGCAAAGAGCTATATTGAAGGCAAACTTATTCGAGGAATTGATAGCAATAACCTGTCAATTTGGTGGAGCCAACAAACAAGCAAGTGGAAAGAAGCTCAGGAAATTATTTCAATTGTTGAAAGATATGTTAAGTCTGCTATGATTGCACCAACTGTATATGCTAGTGATGTAGTTACAATATCTCCTGGAAATAACTTTATTAATCCACATGTAGATACTCCGCATAGATTTGACGAATGGAATTACGATACTCGCCTTTTAGCTATACAATCAATTGTTGCATTACACGACATTGATAAAAACAGTGGTTCAACTGGTTTATGGTCTGGTTCTCAGTCATTTCAATGGCCCATACAAGACTGCTATAAAGGAATGTACAATGATGATTTTATTAAGAACTGTGTGCAACCTTTTATGCCAAAAGGATCTTTATTATTTTATAATGCTAGGCTCATGCATTCTAGCATGCCGAATCCTAGTCAAACTCCAAGGAAGGCTTTATTGGTTCACCACTGTGAAAAATCAATTATTGAAAAATTAAGTACAGTTGATAATATTTGGACAACAGAAAACAGTTGACTTTTGTTTTGGTTTTCTGTATAATGAAAATACAAACAAACTTTAGGTGATCCATGAGTGCATATTTAATCGTTGATGCAGCAAATCTTTTTTTTAGAGCCAGACATGTTGTGCGTGGAGACGCAGAAGAACGAGTTGCTATGAGCTATCACATTATTTTTTCCAGCGTCTTAAAGCAATGGAAAAAGCTTAATGCAAATCATGTTGTATTTTGCTTTGAAGGTCGTAGCTGGCGCAAGGATGTTTACAAGCCCTATAAGGCTCAACGAGCAGATGCTAGGAGCAAGCATTCTGCTAAGGAAGCTGAAGAAGAAAAGCTTTTTTGGGAAAGCTTTGATACCTTTCGAGAGTACCTAATCAAACAAACAAATGTTACAGTCTTGCAGCACCCTAATGTAGAAGCAGACGATTTAATTGCTCGATGGATCCAACTACATAAAGATTCTCACCATACTATTGTTAGCAGTGACGGTGATTTTGAACAGCTAATTGCTCCAAACGTACAATTATATAATGGCATAAGCGGAGTTCTCACTACGCACGAAGGTTATTATGACGACAAAGGTAAACCTGTTGTAGATAAAAAAACAAAAGAAGTAAAACCTGCGCCGGATCCAGAATTTATGCTTTTTGAAAAGTGCATGCGTGGTGATGTGTCAGATAATATTTTTAGCGCATTTCCAGGAGTAAGATCAAAAGGCACTAAAAACAAAGTTGGATTAGAAGAAGCTTTTGCTGATCGTAACAACAAAGGTTTTATGTGGAATAATCTAATGTTGCAGCGTTGGACAGATCACGAAGGCGTTGAACATCTGGTCAAAGACGACTATGAGCGCAACCGCCAAATTATTGATTTAACTGCACAACCAGAAGAAATTGTTAGCCTATTAGATAATACAATTGCACAGGCTGTACAAGAACCTGCACGGCCTAATGTTGGTGTTTATTTTATGAAGTTCTGCGGTAAATGGAACTTACAAAAAGCAAGCGAGCAAGCTACTCAGCATACTGAGTGGTTAGCTAGTATGTATAACTGAGCATTTAATTCCTAATTTTGCTAAATAAAGCATACTGAAATAAATTAGGAAAAAAAAATGAGCAGACCAAAACCAGTTATTATCTTAACTAATACAAATCCAAAAACATACCGCGCCGAAGAAGTACTCAGCGCGGATGCTATCTATGCAGTATTCTATAACGATAAGCCAATCAATTTACGCTCTCTTAATAGCCTAGTAAGTTATCCTGGCCCTAAATATAAAAAAGTATCTTTTAGCAATCCAGGACATGCATTTAACCTTGCTGATCGTTTAAATAAAATGTTTAAAGTCAACGACTTTAGTGTTGTTGAACTAAAGCAAGGAAGAAAAATTGCAGAACTTGGATCTGGGTCAAAAATTAACTGATTACCTAAAAAATTTACCACGACCTCCGTTATGGGAAACTACTTC